ACAAGTTTTAATCTTGCTCTCTATGCACAATCCAAAAATTCCGCCGCAAAAACAAAAAGACCCCTACAAAGGGTCTGGCTTCTGTGTTATACTTGCCTTACAAGCCTTGAAAGGGAGGAATCTGTAATGGACCAAAAGAATGACAAGAACAAAGAAAAGAGAGAAAAGAACGAAAAGATTGCCGCTTCAATATGGGGCGTTATTATCGGCGCCGCTTTTTTGGTTTTTGGTGTGTATCTTATGGCACATGGTATTTCAAGCGTTATATAAAATTTTAGCCAAAGAAAGGAAGAATCAAAAATGAGAAAGAGAATCATTGCGGCGGCTCTAGCAGCGGCTATGATGCTTGCCATGCCTATTAGCGCAATGGCAACAGCGAAACCCGATGAATGGTCTGCTCCTATTGAGCTGGAAGAGACCAATGCAACACAGGTGCAACCCATAACGATCAAAGAATCCCATAGCCATCTTGAAACCAAGTACGAATACGGCAAAACGAGATACTATGTGTTTTACGCAGTTCTGGTTGAAAATCCCAACACCGATTGGGCAGTTGATTTTGTTTCGCTGAATGTCACGGTATACGGCGAAGATGGCTCCGTCTTAAAGACCGATTCTGAAACGCTGGACTGGGTTGGCGAGGGTGATTCTTATTGGTATGGCGATTATATCGCTTTTGATTCCGATGGTGTTAAGCCGACAAGAATTGAGTATACGACAAGCGCAGAGAATTGGAACGTTCACGAAGCAAGCCCTGCCAATCAGATTGTTCGTGCTGGCGAACTTGCTGTTACAAATGTTTCCAAACGTGGTTCCGGCTATGATTTGCGATTCACTGGACAGGTTACAAACAATAGCCAGTTTACAAGCAATGCAGTCAAGGTCATTGTTCTTTACAAAATGAAAGACACCGAAGGCAATGAAGTTCCTGTTGGCGGTGAGTATACTTACATCATGGACAGCCTTGCTTCGGGCCAAACAGCATCGTTTGAGCTTTATCCATTGAGTGGATTTACTGGTTATAGCTCTTATGAAGTGGTTGCTATTCAAGATTAACGCATAACACAAAAAGCCAGCGGCTAGATGTTCTCTAACCACTGGCTTTTCTTATTTGTTATTTGTGGAAATATCAGAAATGTCTTGACTTTATAGGGTTCATCTGATATAATAGCATCAAGAAAGAGAGGGTGCAAAAATGAAAGCAGGAGAAGCGGTAAAAGAAGTTATGAGAAAAGAGGACATAAAGCAAGCAGAGCTTTGCAGCAGGCTTAAAATTAAACAGCCAACTTTAAGCGAACGTCTTTCTCAAAAAAATATTAGCGTTAATAAGCTAAACGAAATGCTGAATATGATGGGCTATAAAATTGTAGTTGTTCCTCGTGACGCACAGTTCAAAAATTGCGAAGGTATAGACATAGAGTAAAGGACGGTGATTCTGAATGATCTACGGTTACGCTCGTGTCAGTTCCGTTGGACAGGCGATTGACGGCAACAGCCTTGAAGCCCAGTCTGAACTTTTGAAAGCCAACGGCGCACAGAAAATCTTTTCGGATGTTTACACCGGAACGAAGCTGCATCGACCTGAACTTGACAAGCTGATGGCTGAAATTCAGCCGGGAGACACGCTGATCGTGGCGAAGCTTGACCGTATTGCTCGTTCTGCCAAGAATGGTCTTGAACTGATAGACCAGTTCATTGATAAGGGTGTTTCGGTGAACATCCTGAACATGGGGGTTATGAACAATTCTCCCACCGGCAAGGTTATTCGCACGGTGATGCTTGCATTCGCTGAGTTTGAGCGTGACATGATTGTTGAGCGCACCAGAGAGGGCAAGAAGATTGCCAGCCAGCGCCCCGATTACAGGGAAGGTCGCAAGCCCACGGAATATGACCGCAACCTCTTTGACGTTCTGCACGAACAGGTGGAAAAGCGTCTGCTGACCGTTACCGACGCTGCAAAACGGCTTGGCGTGACCCGCCAGACATGGTATCGGATTGCTGAACAGAACAGGTGAAAGGATGGCTTATGAGAAAACTGCTTTATCGTTATCAAGTATTTGGCACCAAAGGCTTTGCGGAAAAAATGATGGATGCTCTCATTAAAGAGAAGCCGGATTTAAAAGATGGATACTATTCTATTTCAAAATTAAGATATGTCATGGAAAAAGATAAGTGGCTACGGCACGCTATTTCTATTTCGCACGACAAAGACGGAATTATTTTTGCCATGCACCTTTACGAGAGCGGATATATTACATTAGGGGATGACGAACACCCCGGTATTCGTCCGATAAGATGGTATGAACCTTTATTCTTGGTAAGGCTGATGGAAAAAATTCGAGAAATATATTGGTGGCCTTCCGAAACCGGTTCTCCGTTATAAAACCGAATATTCAATTTTTGTGCAGTTGTAGGCACTCTTTACGTTTTCAGGTAGGGGGTGCCTATTTTTTTATGCAACCAAAACAGTGCATTGCAATCATCGACAGCATCAAAGCGTATGCAAAGCAGAATCCGACAGAAGCGCAGGTCTACGAGGACTGGTTTCAGGCAGTGGTAAACCTGAGAGACGCTTTGCCGCAAGACAAGCGGTTCGATGCCTACAAATACTCTGGGGAGCTGCGCTCTGTCTGTGCAGCCATGATGGGCAAAATGAAAACAGGCGAGGACGTGGCGAAGGTCTATGACATTATCAGCCGGACGTACCTGTTTGAAGCAAAAGATGTGTTCGACAGCTATTGCATCTACCTTGAATGGAATCGTGCGCCGGAAAAGAAATTCTATCAGCCGAGAAGAAAGGTGTTGAGAACCGTTGCGAACGCCCTGCAAGACCTTGCGGATGACAGATTGGACTTGCTGGCAATCTCGATGCCCCCCGGCTGTGGTAAGACGGCTCTGGCTATTTTCTATCTGACATGGCTTGCCGGAAGAAACCCTGACGAACCGATGCTTACAGGTTCTCACTCGAACAGCTTTGTTCGTGGTGTTTATGACGAGTGCTTGCGTATATTCGACAAAGACGGAGAATATCTGTGGAATGATGTTTTCCCAGACGTTACCGTCTCGAACACAAATGCGAAGGACTGCCGCATTGACTTGGGTAAGAGAAAGCGTTTTGAAACGCTAGAATTTACGTCTATTGGCACTGGTAATGCTGGTCTGTACCGTGCATCTACGCTTCTCTACTGCGATGACCTCGTGTCTGGCATTGAGGTTGCTCTCTCCAAGCCCCGCCTTGATAAGCTGTGGGAAACGTACACTACCGACCTTAGACAGCGTAAAATCGGCAACAAGTGTAAAGAACTGCATATTGCTACACGCTGGTCTGTCCATGATGTTATTGGACGATTAGAGCAAAACTACGGCGATTCTGACAGGAATAGGTTTATTGTTATGCCAGCAATGAACGAAAAGGACGAATCTAACTTCGATTATGACTATGGTGTAGGATATAGCACAGAAACGCTCCGCAAGCAACGTGAAGTCATGGATGAAATGAGCTGGAAAGCACTGTATATGAACCAACCTGTTGAGCGTGAAGGTTTGCTGTTCCCTGCTGATGAGCTGCGATACTTTAACGGCGTTCTGCCTGATGGTGAGCCCGATCGCAAGCTCATGGTCATGGATATTGCATGGGGTGGCGGTGATTTCACCGCCTGTCCTATCGCTTATGTGTACGGAGATGCTGTATTCATCCCTGACCTTGTGTTCAATAACGGCGACAAGACCGTGACCAGACCAGAAGTCGTGGGGAAAATCATCCAGCACAAAATCAACGTGGTGCGCGGAGAAGCCAACAACGGCGGCGATGAATACTGTGACGTGGTAGACAGCCAGCTCCGGCAGCAGGGCTATCACTGCTCTGTTCGTAGCCAGCGTGCGCCAAGCGGTCAAAGCAAGCTGTCAAGAATCATCCAGTATGCGCCGGACATCAAGCGGTTCTACTTCCTTGACGAAAAGCACCAGTCGAAAGAGTACAAAGCGTTCATGGAGCAGGTTACAATGTTCACGCAGCTTGGCAAAGTTCCGCACGATGATGCACCGGACAGTCTGGCGCAGCTTGCCGATGAATTGTACAACGGAATCAGTAAAATTGAGCCTGTCAAGAGGCCATTTTGATTAAAAACACAATATATTGTGTTCGCTGGGTCTATTTATTTGATTTCACCACTTGACAAGGCTTATAATGTACGCAGGAAGTTTTGCAGCTTCCCTTAAAGGAATAGCTTGCACGCGGGGTTTTGTCATTTTACTCGCGTGCGTGTCAACAAGCATATTCCTCCTTTCACCGGTGGAGGTTTTCTCATTCTTTCGCCTTCACCGGGCTTTATATGTTGCGTTTCCAATTGTTTGGGGAATGCCAGTCTGTCTCCCCCACGGCTGGCAAGCAACGGTTCGATTCCGTTACGCAGCACAACGATTCACTTCTGTTTTCATGGAAATTTTCCTTTTACAACCTCCAATCGTTATTCCCGGCTCTCGATGAAATGGGTTTTGTGACATTTTACCATTTCAAAGAGCAACGATGAATTAAGCCGGGTACATGACACAGAGTGGAGCAGTCTTGTAGCTCGTCGGGTTCATAGCCCGAAGGTCGGTGGTTCAAATCCATCTTCTGTGTCCATCAGCGATTTGCTCCAGTCGGGGCAATCGTGGCTTTTGACACCCGACAAGTCAGAGCCTAGCATGACTGGTAGTGCGAACAGTTTCCCAGTAGCTTCTGACAGGTCTGTGCTAAACAGCCTGTTTCCAGAAATTCAACGAAAGGAGTGCTCATGCTAGTTAGAATCTGTTGCCCTTGTATCAGGCAGAATCCAATCTATAAGAACGTCCGCTGCAACCGCTATCTTGGCGAAGTAGACGGACGATACCATTTCAAGTGCGACAGATGCAAGGGCGTTATCGAAGGAGATACAAGGGAAGGATGGGTGAAAATCATCCATCCACCGGAAAAGTAAATAGCTTTTGAAGCGCAGTTTTGGCGCAGTGAGATAGACCTTAACAGGTTTGTCTTGCTGCGCTTTTTATTTTGCCGGAAAGGAGGAACGCATGGCTGAGTATCAGATGGTCGTTGGCGGTTTTTTGAATAATCCGCTGACCGGACGCAGACCGATTGAAACGCCGGAGACGGAAATCAATCGGGAGAACGTGCTGAAAGTGGTCATGGGCAAGGCAGAGCCTATTCATCTGCTGAACAAGAATGAGATTCGCTTCTTGCACAATTACTACTTGGGCAGTCAGCCTGTTCTCCTCCGCACGAAGGAATATCACGCTGAAATCACGAACCGCATTGTAGAGAACCACGCCAACGAGTGTGTGGGCTTCTACACAGGCTATATGAGCGGTACGCCGTGCTCTTATGTGCGGTCTGAAACGGCAACAGGTGACGGCGAGGAAATCGCCCGGCTGTCTAACGCCTTGCAGTATGAGGGCAAGGACGCGCTTGATCGGCGGCTCTGGCAGTGGATGTTGGAGTGCGGACAGGGATACCGCATTGTTCTTCCTGACAAGGGGTATGGCGGTAACTACCCGGACGAAACACCCCTGCTGGTGGACGTTCCAGACCCGGACATGGCGTATGTGATTTACAACTCCGGCATCGGTCACAAGCCGATTGCCAACGTGCTGCACATTCCACGCAATTATCAGAATGACCTAAACGACCTGATTTGCGTGTACACGCCAAACCAGTACTTTGAAATCGACAACGGCAAGATCACAAAATCTGAAAGCCATTCTCTGGGGATGCTTCCGATGGTCGAATACAAGCTCAACCCAGAGCGCATGGGGCTGTTTGAACCGGCCATCCCTGTTCTGGATGCCATCAACAATCTTGAAAGCAACCGTCTGGACGGCGTTGAGCAGTTCATCCAGTCCATCTTGGTGTTTGTAAACTGTCTTGTGGACAAGGAAGCGCTGGATGCTGTTAAGCAGATGGGCGCAATGTCCATCAAGTCTACCGCTGGTCTTGCCGCTGATGTAAAGCAGATTGCAAACGAACTTGACCAGCAGCAGAGCCAGACCTTGCTTGATTCCATGTTGAACGTGTACCGCAGTCTGACTGCTATGCCCAGCGCCACTGGCAGTGAGAACGCAACGTCCGACAACGTGGGCGCAGTCATTGTCCGCAACGGCTGGAATCACACAGAGGCAAGGGCGCAGCAGTACGAGAATATGTTCAAGTTCTCGGAACGTCAAAGCCTGTCTGTGATGCTCAAAATTCTGCGTGATACGGCTGGTTCTAAGCTGATGGCAAGCGACATCAATATCAAACTGCCCCGCCGTCAGTACGATAACCAGCAGAGCAAGGTTCAGATTTTTGCACAGATGCTTAATCAGAGCATTGACCCGCAGTTGGCGTTTACTACGCCCGGTCTGTTCCCTGACCCGCAGGCTGCTTACGAAATGAGCAAGCCCTTCCTGATTGCCGCCGGAAAGCTAGGCAAGGATGGGAAAGCACCGAAGCCGCAGGAACAGCCCACAGACCATATTGTTGACACCAACAAAATGGTCGGCAATCAGGCTGATGGAAAGGAAAGCAACAATGTATAAGGGCAGAGCACTTTCAAGAGCAGAGAGGGCTTTATTTCAGCATATTTACGATTCACTTTCATATGCAGAGAAGCTGATTTTGCAAATTGAGCCGAATCGAGAAAGAAGCATTGCGCTTACTCACCTTGAAGAAGCCGCTCTTTATGCCAATGTAGCGATTGCTCAAACAGAGCCGAAAGAACCTTCTAAAGAACAGCTTGAACTTTTCAAAAAGATTCTAAGCAAAATCGACAATGAAACAGAGGGCGAATAACCCTTTGCTATAAACACGGCAGGGAATCCGGGATACAAATTTCGCAGCGTTGCAGGGAAGCAACGGTAAAAAAACGCAGGAGGAAATTAACGATATGAACTACAAAGCGTTACTTGGTGATGCCTACAAAGAGGGCATGACCGCCGATGAAATTGTTTCTGCGCTTGAAAAGGCTGCAGACCCTAACGCGGAGATTGAGAAGCTGCGCAACGCCGTGACGAAAGCCAACGGTGAAGCAGCCGAGTACAAGAAGCAGCTCAAGGCAAAGCGCACCGATGACGAGAACGCCGCACAGGAACAGGCTGATAAGCTGGCAGAAATGCAGAAGCAGATTGAAGCTCTGACTGCCGACAAGGAAAACCTCGTCAAGGAAAAAACCCTTGCATCTTACCGTGAAAAGTTCGTTGCGCAGGGTTATGACGCTGAACTGGCTGGAAAGGCTGCATCTGCACTGGCTGACGGCGACATGGACAAGGTGTTTAAGTTCCAGTCGGAGTTTATGACCGCCCACGACACCGCATACAAGGCTTCTCTGCTGAATGATATGCCCACGCCTCCGGGTGCGGATGGCAATGGTAACAGCGCAGATAGCGCAGGTGTTGCCTTTGCTAAACGCTTCGCACAGGAGCGTGCAGACGCAAACAAGGCATCGAGTGACGCAATGACTGCTTTCCATTAAGGAGGAAAACATGAAGTACACCAATACTCCGGTATCGGCTCCTGAAAGCACTATTCTGGCTGCTGATACCTACGTTGCCATTCCCTTTACTGTCAAGGAAACCAATGCCGTTCCGGCTGGTTATCCCATGGCAAAGACTGGTCTGAAAGCTGCTGCCACTACTGGCACTAGCGCTGCTGACGCAGCTACCGATGCCATTGGCATTCTGCTGCACACCGTTGACCCTGCCGTCAACCCCAATGGCGCACTGCTAATTCAGGGCGTTATTGATGTGGACAAGGCAAAGCTGTCCGGCTTTACCTATTCTGCAAACGATATTGCCGCTCTGAAAAAGGCTGTTCCCGCCGTTTTCTGCCGTACTGATGTTGGCGCAAAGAGCGAGTAAGGAGGACTAAATTATGGCACTGAATCTGAACGAAATTTTCTCCCCTGCTGCGATTGCCGCCTATTGGACGAACGACCCGACCAATGCGCAGCCCTATGCTTCCGATGCTCTGTTCCCTGCTCGGAAGAAGGTCAGCATGGAACTGAAGTGGCTGCGTGGCCACAAGGGCGTTGGCGTTTCGCTGAAGCCTAGCGTTTTCGATACCAAGGCTACGTTCCGTACTCGTCAGGGCATCAAAATGACCGAGACCAATATGCCGTTCTTCCGTGAGGGCACTCACATTGACGAGGAAGACCGCCGCAAGATTATCTCTGTTCTGGCTACTAATCAGGAGTTTGCGGCAGACGTTATCAATCGTGTCTACGATGATACCGCACAGCTTATTACCGGTGCTCGCATTGTGCCTGAGCGAATGGTGTGGCAGCTTCTGGCTCCTAAGACTGGCAAGCCCGGCATCTCTATTGAGTCCAACGGCGTGAGTTACGTCTACGATTATGACCCGGACAGCACTTGGCAGCAGTCCAATTACAAGGCTTTGACCACTAAGGAGAAGTGGGACGCTCCTACCACTGCAACCCCCATCGCCACGATGACCACTGCCGCAAACACCGTGCTGGCAAACACTGGTGAGATTATCACCGATGCCTACATGAACACCAACACTTTCCACAAGATGATTGCTGCGGATGAAATCAAGAACCGGTTCCTGACGGTTATGAAAACCGCCACCGCCGTTCTTGTCGATTCCGAGGCACGTTCTGTTGTCGAAAGCGCATCTGGCATCCGCATTCATCTGTACGACAAGATGTACAAGCCGGAGGAAACCGCAGCTGCTGAGAAGTATCTGCCTGATGGCTATGTCGTGCTGGCTCCTTCTGGCTCTCTGGGCAATATGTACTATGTTGCCACCCCTGAGGAAGCCGACCTGATGGCTGGCATCTCCAACGCACAGGTTTCCGTTGTGAATACTGGCGTTGCTGTTACCACCGAGCAGACTGTGCATCCTGTCAACACCAACATCTACGTTTCTGAAATCGTCCTGCCGTCCTTTGAGCGCATGGACGCTGTGTACTGCATCAAGGCTTACTAAGGCGAAAGGAGGAAAGCAGCATGGGAGACCAGTATTCCGAAGCGGCAGTCAAGCTGGGGCAGTACATTGCCCCAGCACTTGACCGTGAAATCACGGACGAGGACTACCCACTCTTCGACCTGCTGCTTGATTTCGCCAAAGACAAGATATTTGCACAGGGCTACCCCTTCGGCAACAAACCGGACGAGTTACCCTTGCAGTATCAGTCGTTGCAGATACGCATTGCAGCAGAACTGTACAACCACATCGGCGCAAACGGACAAACGAGCTACACCAACAACGGCATTACTCGTGTGTGGGAAAGCTCCGATGTGGCACAGTCCCTGCTAAATGAAGTGGTTCCGAGAGTAGGTGTTATTGGCTGATGTTCAATGGAAGCCCACTGGATAAGCGCCCGCTGTGGTATTCAAACCCGGTCGGCGAGAAAGAACCTGTTGTGGACGAATGGGGAAACGAAACCGGCGAAACATCGCAGACGTGGAGTGACCCTGCAAAGCTGATGTTGAACGTCAGCCCGCCTACTGGTTCTGCGGAAGCAAGCCCTTTTGGAGCGTTTACGGATTACAGCTACGTTGTCAGTTCGTCCAGCAAAAAGCACAACACACCGCTTTATGAAGGTACGCACGTCTGGTTTCAGACGGACGTTTCAAAGCCCTTCAATTACATTGTGGTCAAGGTCGCAGAGCATATCACGGACACGTTGTATGCGCTGAAAGAGGTGGCTGCAAGTGAAAATTAAAGTGAGGTTGAGCGATGCCGGACTTCGTGATGCGGAACGTCAGATACAGGAGTACAAGACCACCCTGAACAAAAAAGCGCAGGAGTTTGCAAAGGCGTTGGCTGACAAAGGGCTTGATGTGGCGAAAGTTCGCTTTGCCAATGCAGAATATGCCGGTAACAACGATGTCTCTTGCCGTGTTGAGCAAAACGGGAACACCTGCACCATCATTGCAGAGGGCAAGGCAGTTGCCTTTATTGAGTTCGGTACAGGCGCACACCACAACGGATATGGCGGTGAACTACCGCCCGGTGTTGGTGCACATGGCTCTTACGGTAAAGGACACGGCGCACAACGCCGCTGGTACTACTACGGTGAAGCTGGCAATGCTGGTACACCTGTAAAAACGGTGGACGGCAAGGGACAGCTTAACTACACGGACGGCAACGAACCGGCTATGGCTATGTGGGGAGCTGTTGAAGAAATGGCTTCTCAGGTAGAAGCAACGTGGAGGGAGGTCTGGAATAGTTGATTGATTATTTCAATTCTATCTTTACAGCTGTTGCCAAGGAACTGCGAAAGCAAGTGCCTGGTATCTTCGTCACTGGCGAAATCAATGACAGCAACGTCAAAAAGTTTCCATGTGTGCAGATAGAGGAAAACAGCAATCTCCCGGTTCATCGTGATTCTGCCAGCCGAAGCAAGTATGCTGCCATTTCCCTGCGCGTGCGGGTCTATTCCAACAAAACCAGCGGACGCATTGCAGAAGCCCGCTCCATTGTGGACATCGTGGATTCTGTATTGGAACCGCTCAATTTCTATCGAAAATCGTTTGCCCCGTTGAATGGGCTGTACAACAATTCCGTCTATCGGATTGATTGCAGCTATGGGGCAACAATCGGAGAGGACGGAATGATTTACCGAAAATAAGGAGGTAAACATTCTATGAGTACTGCTATCTCCGGTCTGAATACCACCCTATATTGTGGCGACAGCGCAACCGCTCTGACGAAGCTGTGCGACATCAAGGATGTACCCGACCTGATCTCTGAGCCGAACCTTCTGGATGCCACCACTTTGTCTGACCCCATGCAGGTCAACATCTTTGGCATTATCCAGTCTGATACCAAGTCTTTTACCGCCAACTACAACAAGACTGACTACAAGAAGGTCAAGGAAGCTGGCTACGATGAGACTTCCGAGAGCAACGCTGTAAAGTACTACGCCCTGAAGATGCAGGACGGCTCCGGCTTCACTTGGCAGGGTATGCATCAGGTTGGACTGTCCGGCTTTGGCGTGGACGAGGTTGTGGAAATGACCATCAACTGCATCTTCACCAAGAAGCCTGAGTTCAGCGAGACCCTGACTGTTGCTGGCGGCTAAACCGCAAAAATCGAATCAATCAAACCGGGCAGAACTGAACAACGGATTTGGTTCTGCCCCTATTTATAAAGGAGAGCATTTATTATGGCTTCTAAGGTTATCAACTTTCATTCCCCCGATGGCAAGAACACTTATGAGCTGACTTTCACCCGTGACAGCGTGGAAGCCACCGAGCGTGCAGGTTTTCAGATTGGTCAGTACACCCAGATGACCAACCTGCTGTCCAACTCCCGTGCTCTGTTCTACGGCGCTTTCATTGCACGGAACAAGGGCATCAAGCGCAAGGTCGTAGACGAGATGTTCCAGCACATCGAGGATAAGGAAGACCTGATGGGCGTTCTGCTTGAGATGTTCATGGACGCTTCTAAGTCTCTGCTGGCAACTGATACTGAGGACAAGACCGCAAAAAACGCAACGTGGGAGATTGTGTAACCGCACAATCTCAGGAAACAGACGGAGAGGGAGAGCCATTCTCCTTCTCCAAGCTGTTCCACGATGTAGAAGCCTATTACATCTCCATCGGTATGACCTACGAACAGTTTTGGCACGGCGATGTCTGGCTGGCGAAGGTCTACCGTGATGCAGAGGAGCTGCGGGAACGCAGGGCCAACGCAGAAGCGTGGAGAAATGGCTTTTACATGGCATCTGCGCTTTCCTCTACGGTTGGCAATATGTCCCGAAAGAAAGGGTCTAAACCTATCAAGTACATGGACAGACCGATTCCCCTTACCCAAAAGGAGAAAGACGAGTATGAATACCAACGCGCAGTTGAGGCGCAGGAGCGAATCAAGAGAATGATGTTCTCTATGATGGAGCAAAAGGATGGTGGTAGTGATGGCTGATGTTGATATTACAAGCTTATCCGTAGAAATCTCTGCGGAATCCAGCGGTGCAGAGCTTAATATCGACAAACTCACTACCGCCATTTCTAATTTGCGGACAAAGGGCAATGTGTCAAAGGTGATTGATGGGTTGGACAAACTCACCAATTCCCTCACTGCGTTAAAGTCCGCGCAGGGAGATTTTAGCGGTCTTGAAAGCGTTACTCGGTTCATTGATGGCATCAGCAAGGTCAATGCAAGTGAAAGCGCAAAGGGCATCAGTACACTGGCAAAGAGCATCGCTAAACTTCCGGAATCCCTTACCGGCATGGGTGCTCTTTCTGATAGCGTTGATATCCTGCTCGATGTTACGGATGCTTTTGACCTTATGGCTACCGTTCAAGACCCAAAAGGCTTGAAAAGCGCCATCAACGCCATCAAAAAAATCCCGGAAGCGGTCAGCGGCGTGCAGGGCATCAGTTCTGACATTGGCGATTTGAAGTCTGTCTTGAACGGATTCAATAATCTTCCTTCCGTCACTGCGCCGGAAGGATTGAGCAGTTTTGTAAGCCTTTTGCGCCGAATCCCGAAAGCAGTGTCTGAAGCAAACAAAGCTGATTACACACAGCTTGCTGAAAGTTCCCGACAGTTGATGAATGGTCTTGCTCCGTTGTCTGTTCTGGATTTTAGCAATCTGAAAAATCTCGGAAGTGTCTTGAATCAACTCAACAAGATTCCTGACCTTGCGCAAAAGCTGGATAGCAAGACGGTGGGTGACTTTTCTACTGCTTGCCAAAAGCTGTCTGCCGCCCTTACTCCCCTTGCTTCGCAGCTCGACAAGGTTGGCAACGCTTTTGCAAAGCTCCCTCCGCAGTTGAGTAAGGTGGTCACACAGGCAAACCGTGTGACGGCTGCCAACGAGAAGCAGCGCAAGAGCTATCTCAGCCTGTCCAATCAGATGAACGGCTTTATGCGGAACATGGCAAAGCTGGTTTCGTTGAAAGCTATCGCTGAGTATCTTGGCAACGCTGTTGCGAAGTTTAACGACTTCTATGAAGCAACAGACTTGTTCCATAATGCTATGGGCAATTTGAGCGGTGAAGCCGATACGCTTATTGGCAAAATGCAGGGGTTGCTTGGCGTTGACCCGACCAAAGCGATGACCTACATGGCTACCATCCAGAGCTTAGGCACTTCGTTTGGCCTGGCCAGCGACAAAGCATACGTTCTGTCTAAGAACCTGACTCAGCTTGCCTATGACGAAGGCTCCTATTGGAACAAGGACGTTGCAGAAACCTTTACCGCAATGTCCTCCGCAATCTCTGGCGAGATTGAGCCTATTCGCCGTTTGGGCATTGACCTGACTCAGGCACGGTTGCAGCAGGAACTTCTTGCTTTGGGCTTTAACAAGCAGGTTTCTAGCCTGTCTCAGGCAGATAAAGCAGTTTTGCGTTACATTGCCATTATGAAGCAGACCGCCAATGTGCAGGGCAATCTTGCGCAGACTATCCAAAGCCCTGCAAACCAGATCAAGATTCTGAAAGCGCAGCTGGATATGCTGGCAAAGTCCGTTGGCTCTCTGCTCTACCCCGCCCTGAAATCCATTCTTCCCCCGCTGATTGCCGCTGTTCAGCTCATTCGAGAGTTTGTCGAGTGGGTGGCAAAGCTGATGGGTGTGAAGGTCGTGTTTACTGATTTCACCAAGAGCGCTGATAGCGTTGGCGGCATCGGTGACGCAATGGATGACACGGCAGACTCCACCAAGAAAGCCGCCAAAGCCCTCAAGGACTACACGATGGGTTTTGATGAGTTGAACATAATTGACCCCACACAGGGGAGTTCCGGTTCTGGCAGCGGCGCATCTGCTGGCAATATCTTGGGTGATGTAGACCTGTCCGGCTACGATATGTTCAAGAACTATGTTGGCACATCTATTGATGAGATGAAGCAGAAAATCAAAAGTATGCTTCCTCTTATAGCGACTGTAGCAACCGCCCTTGCCGCGTGGAAACTCACAAATCTTATTACGGATATTGTGGACGCTATCTCCAAAATGAACGCACTGAAATCCATTGTTTTGGGCCTTGGCGTTTTTACGGTGGGCGTTGTTCTTGAGATTACAGGCATTAAAGACGCGATTGAAAATGGCGTAAATGGAAAGAATTTCGCTGAAATTGTTCTTGGCGCTTTGATTGGAACTACAGGCGCAGCCATTCTTGGCAAAGGAATTGCTCAGTTTATCGTGACCGGCTTTGGTAATACTGCTGTTGGCGCGGCCATTAAAGCGGCTGGCGGCTCTACTGCTGGCGCGATTATTGGAGCAGCAGTTGGCGGAGTAGTAACCGGCATACCTATGTTTGTAACGGGCGTTTACGATGCTGTCGAAAATGGCTTAAACACGTTAAACGGAATTTTGATTCCGCTTGGCTCAACAATGGCTGGCGCAGGCATTGGTGCAATCATCGGCTCTCTTGGCGGCCCAATCGGTACGGGTATCGGCGCTTTGATCGGCCTGATTGTTGGTGCAATGACTGACGTTGGAATTGCCATCTATCAAAATTGGGATAAAATCACTTCTCAACTTGATAAAGTGAGTGCCGAATTTAAGCAATGGTTCGTTGGCGTCGGCGAATGGTGGAATGAAAAGTGGGAAGGCTTCAAGACCAATTTTCAGACCGCGTGGGAAAGCCTTCCCGGGTTTGTGCAGCATCCCATTCAAGCACTCGACCAAGCCAGCGCAGGGCTGAAGCAGTGGTTTGTAGGTGTTGGCGAGTGGTGGAATCAGAAATGGTCTGGATTCAAGACTAACTGGGATAAATCCTGGAACAGCCTTGTTGATACCATAAAAAATCTGCCACAAAAATTTCTTGACTATGGCAAGAATATCGTAGAAGGACTTATCAATGGTATCAATAACGGAGTCGAGACTGCCAAGAAAACTGTCGGCGGCCTTGCAAAAGCTATCATTGACAAGTTCACGACCGATACTGAAATTCACTCTCCGTCTAAGGTCTTTGAGCAGTTTGGCATTTACATCGACCAAGGCCTTGCAAATGGTATCACTGGCTCTCTCGGTTACGTCAACGATGCTATGAATAAACTTGTAGACGCCACCAAGCTCAAGGGCGAAGAGATGGCGAACTATGGCATTGACTGCGGCACAAGCTACGTCAACGGCATCATTTCCGGGCTAGACTCTAAGTGGGCCGAACTCGATAACAACCTCAAGACCGACTTCTTCGGCACGGCGCAAACTTTCATTCAGGCCGCGCAGAGTGGTGACTGGAAAACAGTCGGCACTACTATTGCTGCTTCCATCTGGGGCGCTATGGGCGATGAGCAGCGTAAACGCGTCAAGTCCGTTGCAAGCGATTTGCTTGGCAGACTGAGCAAAGAATTGAAAAACCAAGCTTCTTCTCTGCTGAATACAGCCGCTACCATTGGCAAAAATCTGGTGAGCGCACTGACTCAGAATTTCGGAAAGGTTTCCTCTGAAACTCAGACGATGCTTTCTGGTATTACGCAGGCTTTCGGAAACGTGAAGTCTCCTCTCGCAACGGCTGCTAAAGCAATCAGCGCTGCGCTGTCTGGCGGCTTGCTCAGTTCTTTCCCGACAATTTTCGCTGGGTTTGCCGGGCTGGTAAGCACCATCGGAACCGCAGTGGCGGGAATGCTTTCTGCTGTGGGCGCCGCCCTCAGCGCTACGGTTTTTGGCATTCCCGCTGGAATCGTAGCCCTTGCTGCTGCCGCCGCCCTTGGTGTTGCAATCGCTGGAATCGTATCAAAACTTGGTGGTAGCCATTCTACCAGTAGTTACAGCGATACATCTCAGTATGTTGGAAGCTCTAGCTACAATTCCTCGACATCCAGCTCTTCCTATAGTGGCACTTATTCTGCCGCAAGTGGAAACTCCGAAGAGATGAGAGATGCTGTGTACAACGGCTGCTACAATGCATTCCTCGACATCTGGCAGCGGTATGGAGAGGAAATCTCTGATGGAAGAGATGTAAGAGTGTACCTTGATAGCAAGCAGCTCACCGCTTCTGTTGAAAAGACCCAGAAAGAACGTGGCGTGTCTATTATGGGTACCGAAGTTTATTCCTATTAAGAAAGGATGGTTCAGATGGCCAATATTCCTGCCCTGGTTACGGTGAATGGCGTAGAGCTGCCGGAACCATCCTCTTATGAGGGAACGACTAGTACTATCGTAGACTCTGGCCGAAATGTTCAGGGAAAGGTTGTTGGTTCTGTCGTGCGGCATGATGTGGCAAAGGTCTCCATGTCTTGGAACTACCTCACCGCACGGCAGTGGGCCGACATCTTGAGCCTTTTTACCACGAATTTTTACTGCACTGTTAAATTCTATAACCAAGCCACAGCTGGTTATACCACCCGTCAGATGTATGTCTCCGACCGCACCGGCGGAATGTGGCGTAGAGGGCCGAAAACCGGTGGCGTTATGGGATGGACAGGGTGCAAACTTTCTCTTGTGGAGGTATGACACATGGTTGAAGTCTCCGATAAGTGGAAAGAAAAATTTAACGAAACCCTTGTCCCGGAATCTTTTGTAGAGATTACCTGTGGAATTACTGAACCGGGTATCAACAAAAAGGCTACCATCGTCACGTCATCGGCAGCCCCGTTCTCCACCTTTCACAGTATTGCGCTTTCCAATAACGCTTCCATTTCGAGGTATTCCACAGGAGAGCTTAATCTCACTGTTCTTGACGGAAGTTGCGCCATTGTTCCTTCTTCCCCTCCGTATGGAACTACTGGTTTTTTGAGCGCCAAGATTTTTGACGATTCAAACCATCCTGTTATCCGGCTTGAGCTTCCGAGTGAGAGCAAGTCCTCGATTCCCGGAGTTTCAATTTGCTGGTCTACGGTATTTGAAGAATACGCTACAGATTTTTCGGTCAGCGCATATCTTGGGACTAACAGGTTAAAAACTGTGACCGTAAACGGAAACAAATCCGTCCGTTCTGATGTTGATGTAGAGCTTTCCGGGTTTGATGCCGTAGAGATTGAGGTGCTGAAGTGGTGTCTCCCTAACCGCCGAGTAAGGGTCGAACAAGTGAAAATCGGCAGGTATCTGGTGTTTGACAAGACCAAAATTTTGTCTTACATCCATTCTTCTGCAAGAGACCCTATCTCCGGGCAGCTTTCTCAGGAGTCGATTTCCTTTAGTTTGGATAACAGCGACCGCACATGGGACTCCGTAAACCCTCAAGGGATTTACAAGTACATCTATGAGCGCCAGCCTGTCACTGTTCGTTATGGAATGGATGTTGACGGGAAGACCGAATGGGTGAGCGGAGGAATGTTCTTCTTGTCAGAGTGGAGCGTCCCCGCCAACAGCATTGAGGCGTCCTTTCAGGCGCGAGACGCTTTCCTGTATCTATCCAGCACGAAGTACACCGGAAGAAAATACGGTACACTTTACCAGATGTGCTACGATGCGTTAGAACAGCTTGAGGCAGACGGAATCACAGCAGAAATCTCTGATGAACTGAAAGACTACTCTACGGACATCACGAGCGATGGGTCTACTTATCACAACTCCGATATTTTGCAGCTTGCCGCCAATGCGGCCGGAATGGCTCTGTACCAGACTCGTGACGGCGTAATAAAGATTAACCGTGTGTACGGTTCTGTCGCCTCTGACTCGGCATTGGATATTCCTGTGCTGAACAATTATTCTTGGCCGGAAATCACCTTTGCTCAAAATATGCTCAACGTGGTGACCACCGTAGGTGACGCTACCTACGCTTATCCCGAAAGCCCTTCGGGCAAGGGCGTGAGCCAGACTCTGAGCAATGTTATGCTCACAAAGGACATTCTTGCAAAATCCAGAAATGCCCTTACGGAGTCTTATGGAGTCCTTTCCAATCGTCGCAAGGCTTCTCTTACTTATCGGGCAAGCCCTATCGTTGACGCTCTTGATATGGTAAAGATTCACCATCAGTTCAATTACGATGCTGTTTTGCTGGTGACCAATGCAAAATACACCTTCAATGGGTGCTTCAAAGGCACTGTAGAGGGGTACATGATGGCAGATGCTCAGGCTCTGTCTCTTGACCATGTCAGCGAACAGCTTGACTGGGGTGATTCCGTTGTTCTTTCCGCTACCCTGTCCCCTGCTACCATTGATTCTCCCAAAATCAACTGGGCAGCTTCTCCCGAAGGAATTGTCTCTCTTCACGTTCTGACAAATGCAGAGGGAAAATCCACTTGTCAAGTCAAGTGGAACTCCCCGGGCAAGGCTGTTGTTACCGCCTTTGTGGGCAACGTCTCCGCGAAATGTTCTTTCATTACAACATCGTACAACCTGTTTGATGTTGCAGAGGGCGACACTGTTCTTATGGACGAGGGCGGCAACGTGGCTGAGTTCATCGTTGCGAAGCACGACTATGAGAGCGAGCTGAACGGAGTTGGACGAACTCTTCTGGTTCGAAAGCATTACGCGGCTATCATGGCTTGGGATTCCACATGGTCTACTTATGCCAGCAGCGACGTGAGCAGTTGGCTTAACGGCGACTACTTCAATTCGTTCAGTTATGCTCAAAAGCAAGCTATCAACAAGACAGCCATCTACTACACCCCGGGCTTCTCCGATTCTTACTGTAACTCTGGCAGCAGCAGGGTATCCACGATGGCCGAAAGCGTTTTCCTTCTTTCCAGCCATGAGTTTGGATACGACACGGAAGGTTCTGATGCCCCGAATTGGACGACTAGCAGCCCGAGCTATAAGCACAACGAGGGGACTCCCCTGCAAAATGCATCTGAAATCCTGAAGACAATGCTTGCATCCGATATAGAGGGTTCTGAGAGAGGGCGTTCCATTTGGACAAGAACTCCTTATCTGTACTCGCTTCAGATGCTCTATGATATTGCTGGCACAAGCTCAAGCGCCAACAAGTACTGGCGACCTCTGCTGGTCAGCAAACTTGTAAACGCATACGTCGCGTATGATTCTACGTTACAAGTGAATGGCAACGCAGAGACGATTTCTTATGCTACGAATGACGAGGGTCCTCGTAAATATGACAATGTCGTTCACCCCGCATTTACCGTTCCAAAGTCTCTTTCCATTGACGCTAAAGGCAAACTGATTTTTTAAGAGGTGATTGTATGGCAAAGTGGATTACAGACCGAACGCAGGCAGATGTAGACCGGGTCAAAGAGCTAACAGCCAAAGCCAGAACCGGCACATGGACAACGGCTGAACAGCAGGAGTGGGCCTCCGGTATGAAAGGAGCGCTCAGTTACACTGACTATGCACGAATCGAACAGGGCATGAAAGAGCTTGCTGACATTGTCGGAGTGAAACTTCCTATCGACCCGATTTTGGTCGTGACGGCGCTTAATACTTCCGGCGACATCCCTGCGTGGGACACTTATCCCGCCAAGTCCGAGTTCTTCATGCCGCTGACTGCTAAGAAAGCGGGCCTGCCGCTCCGCTCGCTGGGATTCCGCGTCAAGGGTTATATGCCGGGCAAAATGCGCACCGTCCTGCGCAAGTACGGCACCGAGACCGCCCTAGTAGACAAGTCCATCGACCTTGTCAAAGGCTATAATGATGTAGTGCTGGACATGGGAAACATCGTGCTGGAAAAGGGCGTCGAATATCAGCTCTATTTCGCCGCCGCCAACAACTTCTATCCGCCCTCTGTCGAGCCATCTTGGGTCGTAGCAAACGACTACATCGACATTGCACACGGCAGCGCCTACTATGGCGATGACGCCAAAATGATTTTTTCTGGAACAATCACTTTCACCGGAACGTCTACCCCCGAATGGGGGCCGAACAGCTATCTTACCACAGAGGACGCCAATCGTTGGATAGCCAGCGTGAAAGCCATCCGTTCAAAATGCAGCGGAACAAGCTCTACTCCGGATGTACCGGAATCTCTTTCTATGAAATTTGGTGTGATAAATCAGGTCGAAAAGATACTTTCTGACATCGAAAGTATAGCCAAAGATTACACGCTTTACTGCTCCGAGCCAATTTGTGGAGGTGAACCATACTATGCGGTTTATTGACCGAAAAGCAAAATACCCGGGCCGTTGGACTATGAAAAAGTCGGACGGTTCTTCGGAAATTATTACGTTGATTCGGAACGATGAGCCCATTGTGGAAGGCACCCCCATGAACGCCAACACACTGAACACTCTTTCGGATGTTGCAGGTGCAGACATTGCAAGAATTGCTGCCGAAGAAGCGGAACTGAATGCAAAACGGTCTGAAATAAGCGCCAAAACATCCGCGCTAGAATCGCAAAAGCAAGCCGAAAATGCATCTGCCAGCCGTCAGGCAGCGGAAAATGCTCAAAAGGCCGCAGAAGATGCAGCTAATCTTGCGGGCACACGGGCAAACACAGATAAGACCCTGAGCATTGAGAACGCCCCTGCGGATGCAAAGGCCACCGGTGACGAGCTTGACAGCATTATGCTGATGCTCGTGACCGGCAACCTGACCTTTGGTCTGTACACCAGCACCGGCGGCGTGCTGTGCGCATCGGATGGCAGTGTGTTGACCGCAAATAAGCCTTTGTAAGGAGGACAAATTATGGCAAATGTACCGATCACAAGCTTGCCGGTGGCAAGTGCCCCGGCGATGGACGACTACCTGATTTTACAGGGCGCAAGCACTCGGCGCATTAAGTGGTCTACCCTGCTAGATAAACTCTGGCCTGTCGGCAGCATCTATCAGAGTTCCAGCTCCACCAGCCCCGCCAGCTTTTTGGGCGGCACATGGGAGCGCATCAAAGACCGTTTCCTGCTGGCCGCAGGTGATACCTACGCGGCGGGCAGTACGGGTGGTGAGGCGGCACATGCGCTGACGGTACAAGAAATAGCGAAACATAATCATACCGTGCGTATGTCTGGATATGCAAATTGGCCCCAAGAAACAATTAGAGGATATATCTTAAAATTTGATCTAAACGTCATCGATAATATGGGTTCTGGTTCGGCTACTCTTCCTCATGTAGGCAATGCCAGTATTAACATCCAGAATACAGGTGAAAATGCTGCCCACAACAATATGCCCCCTTACAAAGTCTTTTACTTCTGGCAGCGCATCGAATAAAGGAGAACGCAGATGAAAATTATCGACGAACGCGGGAACCCCATGGAAAACCCCGACCTGTCTTTGGGCTGGCTGGAAGACAAGACCCAGACCATCCACCACGATGCTGTGGCGGGCGTGGAAGAGGTCAGCCACTACGAGACCGAAACCTTGCCGGACGGAACCCCTGCAATCTACTATGACGCAGATGGCTGCGAAAAAGGCCGTGACGTCCGCAAGGTGGTGGACGTGCCCGGCGTGGAAGCAAAAGACGCTTGGGACGAAGAAGAGCAGGTGCAGGTGTACCACTTGTACACTGCTGAGGAGCTGGCCGCGCAGGCCGAAGCCAAGAAAAAGAAAGAAGAAGCCGCTTCCGCCGAAGCAAAGAAAAAGGCGGAGCTGGAAGCCGTGCCGGGGCGTGTGGACGCTCTGGAAGCTGCAAACGACGACCTTGTGCTCATGATGGCCGATTTGATTGGAGGCTAAAATTATGAAGACGCTAAACAACCTAAAGCTCCGCATCATGGTGCGGGCATTCCGCATCCGGCTGGCCGCAGGAGAGACCTTTGAGGACATCGCGGCAGATTACTCGGCCCTGACAGCAGATGACCTTGAAGCCATCAAAAAAACACTCGGGCAGTAAGGCGGCGCTAAATGAAAACACTTTTTGACTTTATCTCAAAACTACTGGTGGCCCTTTCCAATGCCGCCAAAGACAAGGCAGAGGAGCCGGACACCCCTGCCCCTGAAAAAGTGTCCACTGTGGACACCACACCGGGCTGGGATGGCCCCGGGCCTTACCGCTATTTGGACGTATCCCGGTATCAGGGAGAGATCAACTGGGCGGAGGTGGCAACCGCAGGCTACAAGGGCGCGATGCTCAAGACGGTTTCCACCAACCGCAAGCTCAGCAAGCGGGCAGATGGGCTGTACATCGACCCCACCTTTGAAACCAACTACCGCAACGCCAAAGCGGCTGGGCTGGACGTGGGTGTCTACTACTACACCTACGCCACGAGCGTAGCAATGGCAGATGCAGAGCTGGCCCTTGTGCGGGAAGCGGTACGCGGCAAAGAGCTCACCATGCCCGTGTGCGTGGACGTGGAGGAAAACAGGCTTAAAAAGCTCTCCACGCTTGACCTCACCAACGTGGTGGCGTATGCGCTGGAAAAGGTGGAAGCCATGGGCTTTTATGCCCAGCTGTACACCTACACCGGTTACAAGTATGAGCTAGACATGGCTCGGCTGTCCTCTCGGTGGGACGTCTGGTTGGCCGACTACACCGGCAAACCGCCTGCTGTTACCTTTAGGTACAACTCCCACCAGCACACCAGCAAAGGCAGCGTGCCTGGCATCTCCGGCGACGTAGACCTCAACGTCACCACCATCAACTACCCCAAAATCATCCGTAAGAAGGGCCTGACCCGTCTCCGGGAGGGTGCATGACCGAAAAAGAAGCTTTGCTGTGGGTGCTTGGCATCCTTGGCAGCCTGTGTGCTGCGGCCATCACCATTGACAAGGTGCTGGAAATCATCCACAAGTACATCAAAAAGGCTCAGGAGCCGGACAACGTGCAGAACAAGCGGCTGGATGAGATGGACAAGCGCATCGGCACCTTAGAGCAGGGCCAGCTCCAGCACACACAAGCCCTTGCCCGTGACCTGCGCCGCTTTGAAGAAATCGACGAGGTGAGCCGTCTGACCCTCGACGGGGTGCGCAATCTGCTGGACGCCCAACTCTCCGGCAACAACCGCGAGGGAATGCAGAAGAGCCGCACCGACATCGACAACTATCTGTTAAAAGGAGTGACCAATCATGGTAGCACTGGCAACTAAACTTTTTGACCTTATCCCCGCCCCTGTGGCCCTCGTGCTCATGCTGGGAGGCTTTATCTTTTACGCCATCGGCTGCGTCCGGCTGGGCTATGGCGCCGCCGTGAAGCCTCTGGTGCTTGACCTCATCGAGCGGGCAGAGCAGGAGATCCAGGGTACCAAGCGGGGCGCAGAGCGCAAGGCGTGGGTCGTCAAGATGCTTCGCGCCGCCCTGAGTACCAGCAAATACGGCAGGCTCATCAGCTGGGCAATCACCGACGAGACCATCGGCACCGTTATTCAGTTTTTCTTTGACCGCGCCCGGGCGGCGCTGGAAAAGCAGTAAGGAGATTATTATGGCAAGCACTACATACCACCATCTCGGTGACGTCACCGAGATGTACGCCGCACAAGAGCAATTTCGGCACGTCACGAAAATGGTCTGCGCACGTCTTCGTGGCCTCACGAAAACATACCATTTTGCCGTGCTTGGCAATATGGTACGTAACGCCGGACAGCTGCCGCAGCCTTTTTGGCTCGGTGCTGCCTGTGGCGGCGGCTCGCGTAGTGCTGCCCGCTGCGCTGCAAGGACTTGACCGACAGCAGATGACCGCCGCCATTAAAAACGCACCGCTTGGGAGGGTAGACCGTAAGATAGCCTTACTGCGGTACGTGGAGCGGCTCCCGCTGCCGGACATTGCAGCACAGACACATTACAGCCGGACGGCGATAGGCTACCGACTGAAAAGCATTGAAAAAATGCTGAATATGTGATATAATATTTTTACGATCTGAGTGTATGTAGGACGCATGTTTAAGGCTGATTCTACAAACGCAACAAAGCGGCAGGCTATTCCAGAGCTTGCCGCTTTTCTTTTTGCACGAATTGTGGTATAATAACATCAACAAATCCACCCGGACTCTCGAAGAAGCGCATTAGGGTAGATATTTGCCAGCTAACCCAGTGCTTTATCTGGGAATGAAAAAAGCGGTTGCCGGATAGGCGCCGACCAGTCTCCCGCACGCCTACTTATAGTGCGTACCATGCGGGAAACGATTTTATATGGTGATGCTTATGTGCAATACAAAAGAAAAACGAGTGGCAAGAATCGCAAAATATTACACCACTTTTCACCTTTTTGGCGATTGGTACTTCGTCCGGCGTTGGCCTAGACATTGCCATAGTTGGAAGCGGTTCATTCCGTTTTACATTCCTATGCACTTAGGAGACCCAGATTGAAAGGCTCCGGCCTTTGTAGAGAGCGGCATTGCCTGTGGGCGGTTTCGCTCTTGATTTTAGACTTTGCCGTTTTGGCGGCATAAAACCCCCGGTGTTCCGTTTGGAGCATCGGGGGTTTCTTTATGCGGCAATATGCACAGCCAAAACCGCATCGTGCAGCATTGCACGGGCATCAATCCCGTACACGCCAGACACCGAGTCCAGAGACTCCTCTGTCCAGTCATTGTCCACCATGGCATCGTCCATGGTGCCATAACAGCCGCCCCATCTACGACTGTCGGAACTGTCGATAGTCCAACCGATTCTGCTGCCAAAATCGCCGCAAGACATATCGTCCACGGTGACAGTAAGATACTCCCCGTTTTCGAGGGCAACAAGGATGCCTCCAGACGGCTGAGAGTATCCCCCTCCGTTATTTGCCGTATCGGGGTTTGCGCATGGGTTAGTTTCGTAACCCCAAAAACTAATCATTCTTGCATCCATAATAATTCTCCTTTCTTTAAGGGTTTTCTTCCCTTATTATACCACAGCCCACGGATTTCATCCGGTTAAGGCTATAGCATATTATAATACTTAGCTATCTTTTTGTTTTCCTTGCTGTAATTATAGTATAGCACTATTTACAGTGTATGTAAATTGGCATTTTCGACAATGTCTATAGCGCCGTCTTGTGCACATTTGGCATTGTAAACAGTGCTGTTTTTTGCTATACTTGGGCAAATGAAACGGGAGGCATTTTTATGATTTCTGAAAAGAAAAAGGCATCCAATGCCAAATGGGATAAAGAAAATATGACAAGCTTGGCTTGCCGCGTAAAAAAGGACTACGCGGAAAAGTTTAAGGCAGCGTGCGCAGAGGCCGGGACAACCCCAAATGCCGTATTAAAGCAGGCAGTCGAAGAATTTTTGCAGGCACATACAAAATAACAGCTCAAACCCAAGCGCTCATGCGGAGTTTTCCGTGTGGGCGCTTTTCTTTTTTGTCCTTCGTTGTGCGTTCGTTGTCCTTCACTTCTTGCCAATGCGGTACACTGGGAGCATCAGGAGGGATGTTTTATGAGCTATTACCAGATACCCGGAACGCCTTACGTTCCGCAACAGCCTGTCAATCCTTACGGCGGCATGGGCACAGTTGGGCTTGCCACTCCCCTGCCCAACACGCAGATGCAACAGGCACAGCCGCAGCGTCCGCAGCCGATGAATGGGCAACAGCCTGTTCAGCAGTCGGCACAGGACGGCGGCTGGCTGCTCGGCAGGCCCGTTTCCAGCAGAGAAGAATTTTTGGCGATACCGTCTGACCTGTACGGCAGACCGACCTACTGCCCGGACTTACGCAGCGGTGTGATCTACTGCAAGCGGCTCAACCCGGACACCTGCGAATCCTATGTGCAGGAGTTTTACAGCCCGGAAGCGTGGCGGCAGATGCAAGCACAACAGGCACAGCAGACCGCTGCACCGACACAGCAGTATGTGCCTATTGAGCAGTACAACACTCTCGTCCACCGTCTGGATGAACTGGAAAAGTGGCAGAAGAGCTTTTCTAAGCCCGCTGCCGCAGCAAAGAAAGGAGAATAAGCGATGTCCTCTCCGTTTGATATGATTACTCACAGCCCTATCATGCAGCTTGCGAATCTGGCTCGCGCCGGGCAAAACCCGATGGGACTTATCCAGCAGTTAAGCGGGCAGAATGCTCCTATCATGCAGGGCTTGAACCTGATTCAGGGCAAAAACGAAGCGCAGCTCCGGACGATGGCGCAGAACTTAGCCAAAGAGCGTGGCATTGACCTGAACCAACTGGCAAGCGTCCTGAATTTGACGCTTCCGAAGTGAGGATGCTTTACAATGGATGATTTTGAAAACAGCTATTCCGAAAAAGATTTTGACATCAACAATCTGTGTGGCAATGACAAAATATGGGTTCCTTTAATGCTCGGCTTCATTTTCGGTGCTGCCAGCAAAAATTGGGATGACCCAAAAGACGAAAAAGACAATCCTCCAAGCTGACTTAACAATCCTAAAATAAGCATCCCTCTAAGCGAAACGCTTCTCAGTTTTGCGGACTTGACAAAAACCGCACTTGTTTGGCTTCGCCCATCGCATACGGCGGTGGGATAGCATAACGCAAAACTGAAAGGAGTTTTGTTATGGACGATTTTGCAACTGGCTATCTGGCTGGGCAGGACGGCGGCAATAACAACGGCGGATTCTTCGGCAACGAAGGTCTGTGGGCGGTTATCATCCTCGCTATCATCTTCGGCTGGGGTACAAACGGCTATGGCCGGAACGGCGGCGACAACGGCATGAACGCCTACATCCCCTATCTGGTCGGCACTGGCGCAACTGGTCAGGGCGGTGTAGACACCCGTGCGGCTCTGTCTGAGGGCTTCTACCAGCAGGATACCTCCCGTTCTTTGGCGGGTATCCAGAGCGGTATCTGCTCTCTGGGCTATGACCAGCTGGCGCAGATGAACGGCGTCAACGCCAACATTGCGAACGGCTTTGCTGGCGTGAACAGTGCCATTTGTCAGCTTGGCTACCAGAACGCACAGCTCGTGAACGGTCTGGAACGCAGCGTGTCCAACGGTGACAACGCCATCAACCTTGCCATCATGCAGGAGGGCAATGCACGACAGGCTGGTCAGACCGCACTTGCCACGCAGCTGGCATCTTGCTGCTGCGAGAACAAGCAGCTGATCGGCGACCTGAAGTACACCATCGCAACGGAGGACTGCGCTACCCGTCAGGCCATCGCAGACAATGCCCGTGCCATCGTGGACAACTGCAACGCCAACTTCCGCAGCATGATGGACTACTTCACGCAGGATAAGATCGCCACTCTGACCGCCGAGAACCAGAACTTGAAGTTCGCGGCTTCTCAGGATCGGCAGAATGCGCTTCTGACCTCCGCGATGAGCGCCCAGACCGACACCATCCTGAACCGTGTGAATCCTCGTCCGATTCCCGCTTATCAGGTGGCAAACCCCAACGTGGGCGTGAACTGCTGCGGCTGCTGCTAACCCACACACTCCCCGATAACACCGGGTGAACCATCGGGGCAGGGGTAAGACACCTCTGCCCCTGATTTTTTAGGAGGAAAACATTATGGCTTGCAAAACAAGCTGCAAACTCTGCCCGCACTTGGTCATCAGTCAGGCGGTCACGTTCGCCAACGACACGCTGACCATCAACATCCCTGCCGGGTCTTACGCAGCGGGCGAAAAATATTGTATCGTTGTCGCCCAGAGCATCCCGGACACGACCACCATCAACGCCCCTGTGGTCATTACCATCGGCGCAGGCACTACCGCATACCCTCTGACCGACTGCAACTGCGCTCAGGCAACCGCTGAGAGCATCCACACTCGCACTCGCTATGCTACCCGCGTTGCAACGTCTGCGACCGGCACCGGCACGTTCAAGTATCTTGGCTGCTTCTGCCGTTCCCACGCTGGTGCGCCCGCGTCTATTTCTTGAGGAGGTGTAGATTATGGGCAAGACTAATTTTCGCCGCATGATGATGCTCCGTGAACACGACAAAAATCGTGAGCCGGAACGTGACCGCCTTGAGGAAGAGCGTGACCGCAGGGAGCGTGAGATGGAACGCCGTCTGCGTAAGCTGGAAGGCGGCAACGACCGCTACCCCTATTATCCGCAGGAGGAAAACCGCTACATCGACCCATACCCCATCCCCCGCTACCCTGACGTAGAGTATGGACGCAAGATGCCGCAAATCGGCTTCTCACAAAACGGCGACTGGGATAAGCGGTCGGGACAGTACGAACGTGGCGGCGCAGACAGCCGCTCCATCAAGATGCCACGCCAGCACCTCACCCACGATGAAGCGGAGGAATGGTGCGACAGCATGGTGAACGCTGATGGCACGAAAGGCTGTCACTGGACGCTGGAACAGACACAGGATGTTGCCAAGCAGCGCAATATCACCTGCGACCCAAACGATTTCTGGGCTGTCATGAACATGATGTACTCGGATTATTGTCAGGTTGCAAAGCGTCAGTCCGTTGACACTCCTGGCTTCTACGCTGACATGGCAAAGGCGTTCCTTGAGGACGTAGATGCCGCAGATGGCAAGGCATATCTCTACTGGGATTGCATTGCTGATAAGTAAATAAGAACCCCTGTGTAGTCGTAATGACCGCACAGGGGTTTTTGCCTTATCAAGTTCCTGTATCTCCGATTTTCTGCATGGTGCTTTTAAGATTTGGCACATCTGCTTCCGGCATTTTACGTTTGATTCCAATAATCGCTTGCGTGATTCCAGCTTTGTTTAACTGGTTTACAGACTTACGGAATACAAAATCAATGTTCATATTCGCCTTGATTGTTCCGTCATCTTCAAGATAGCAGTTTGGAATCCACACGTTTTGATTACTACCGTTGATTTTGAAACGTTTTGCTTTGTAGCAACCGTAGTCTTCTCTTACAATCAGCTCAACAGGAATCCCCTTATAATACTGCGTGTCAGTATTGTACTTTTCAGCCAGTTTTGCTTTACGTTTTGTTATCTCTGCGTTTATTTTGGCTTGTTCCTCTTTGCTTCTGCACTTGTGTGGTTTGTATGTGCGCATAATCTTTTCCTCATTCCCAAAGTGTTGATTTTGACCTCATGTCAAACAAATCTTGCGGAGTGATTACAAGGCTCTTGTCGAGTTCTACCACACTGACAATGAAAAATTTGCCGGGAACTTCTCGCTCAATTTTTGCTTTTGCTTCCTCTTTGCTGTTCGCAAACAAGACGAACGGTGCTTGGAAGTGCCTGCACTTTTCGTAATCATCGTACTGGATTTTGACCCAATAAAAATTTTCCATATATTGCTCCTTTGCTATCTCAATATTTTACAGGCGGTTCAGGCAACGGCATCCAATATGTGATGTTATGGGTTCTGCCCTCATCATCCCGCCACTCTTTGAACTGCTCATCGTAATTTGCTATAACAATATCGAAGGCAGATTCGTCGAATCCGATAACACGCGGGTCTGTATCTCCCGGAACGCTGTTCTTTGCACAAATCCACGGGCTTGATTTTGGCACGTTTGATACATTGTAAGCACAATATCCGATACACTGCGGATTGCCGTACTTCTTCATGTAATCTTCATTTCCGATTCGAGCCGCGCAAACCATGTGGACATTTTTCCAACCGACACGGTCATCGCCCGTTGATTCGCTGTCGATAATAATATCTTCTGGGTCTAGTACTTTTCTTCCGATTGCAAGGTTCCAGTTATTTGCAACATATCGTTTCATTTGCCATTCATTCAGAAAAGTTCTTGCTTCTTTCATGGCATCTTCCAAAGAACCACGATGAGGTCTATAAACAATCATACGTCAATCCTCCAAGAAATCCTCCAGCTCAATCTTCCCCTCTGCCGCTGCAACGGCTAGGGCGTAAACGAACTGTCCAATCGTCATTCCGTGCCGCCTTGCTTCACGGTTGATATACTTGCGCTCTTCTTCGCTCATAAGGATGGTAATGCGCTTGGAACGCTTGCCATCACCGCTTGCAACGCCTTGATGCGATTCCGGCATCGGGATTTTTTTCTTTGTCAAACCAGCTTCAGCTAGTGCGCCGGAAACATTGCCTTGTTCGATAAGACGTTGAACTTCTTTCGCCTGTTTCAGATTCTTCGGCTTGCTTTCGCTTACTACGGCATTGTTCGGCTGCGTTTCGCTGTCTTTGGCTTGCTTCGGCTTAATACTGCTTAACTGTGCTTCATTAGGCTGTGTACGGCTGTCTGTAGCTTCACTTGGCTTAATCTGTGCTTGTTCGGCTTCGTTCGGCTTTGCTTGGCTTACTTCTTCTTCCTTTGGCTCACTTCGGCTTAATGTCTGTTCCGAAAAAATAGGCTGGAAATCAAACCCGCCAAGCAAGCCTGTGGATTTTTTGCTGGTTGATTTCATTCCTCTTCCTCCCAATCTTCATCTTCGAGGTCTGGTACAGCCGGTAAAGACTTCCAATGTGTAATGTTGTGCAATTTCCCATCTTTGCCTATCCACTTTTTAAGACCTCTTTCGTATCTTACGATTTCTACATCGTATTCGTCTTCACTAAATCCAATAACGTATTTGTTTGATTCATTTGGAAGTTTGCGCTTCGACTGCGCCCACTGATTCTCGGAAAGCTTTTCTTTCAGTTTTTCACAGTATTTTTTAGCGAGGTATTGCTGAGAATTATATGCAAGCTCTTTTTCTTCATCCGACAATTCATTAAATGAAACACCAAGATCTAAGAAATAAACCCGTCTTATATCTTCGATGCACGTCATTTCTACAAGGTGCGGGTATATATCATTCATTTTTATCCCCCTCTACAATTTTTTGCGCCAACGCCTTGAAATCCTCTGCGCTGGTACTCTTTGCCGTGTCACCGCTAAACAGGCTGTGCCGCTCTGCCTGCGCTTTACGAACGCCCATAGACGGTCTAATCTTCACGTCAAGCAGCTTTGTTCCAATGCTTTGTGCAATCACCGGGAGCTGCTCCACAACCTCTTTTGACAGGTTTTCACGGCTCTTGTACTGGTTCAGAAGCAGACCTTCAATCTTCAAAGTCGGGTTAAAGTATCTGCGAACGTCACCGATGGTCTGCGAAAGCTGGCTCAGTCCGGCAAGCGCATAGCGGTCTGCTGTAATGGGTACGATGATGCTGTTGGCGGCGATCAGAGCGTTTACAAGCGCAAGACCGAGCTGCGGGGGAGTGTCCAAAACAATGTAATCGTACTGTTCAGACACGGATTCCAGTGCTTCACGCAGCCGGAAGTTCTTGCCAATGTCCCGGACAAGCTGCTCGTCAATGTCCTTCAATGCATTGTCTGACGGCAGAATGTCACCAGCTTCACAGTGCTGGATTCCTTCTTCGACCGTTCCTTGCCGGGTCATCACGTCAAATAGGGTGCATACGTCCTCTGTCTGCGCGCCGTAGGTGTCCGTTGCGTTGCACTGGGCATCGCAGTCCACCAGCAACACCTTCTTGCCAAGCAACTGCAAAGCACCAGCCAGACAGGTGCTTGTGGTAGTCTTTCCTGTGCCGCCCTTCTGGTTGGCGACAGCTATGATTTTTGCCATTTTATCACTCTTTCTTTATTCTTCGGGTTCATCAGGAAGTGGCATCCAATGGGTTACATGATATAACGCATTATCATCAATCAGTTGCGTTTCACTATTGTTTCCATAGAACGCATCCGTCAACACATCATCTGTATACCATTTTTCGCCTTTGAAGTCACCATAATAACCGAAAGTAACGCCCATCACTTTATCATAAATGATAATCTGAACGTACTTGTCTGGCATCTTATCTTTTACGCTAATCCAACCCATTCTCGCTCCTTTCTGCATCATCTGCTCAACGTGCCACATCTGCCTACTTTTGCAATGCTTCGATGGAATAGAAAGCGGGCATATACTTGTCCACAACGCCTGCCTTGTCCACGCTTCTAATCAGATAGCCAACAGGTCTGTCCGGGAACGGAGACCTGTCCAAAGACAAAATGTCCTTATACGCCGCCTTTACCGTGTCATAAACCGCTTCTCTGCGTCTTGGCAGCTTGATTTCAGGATGCTCTTTCTTCATCCACTTCTCAACCACTTTTGCCACGTCAATGCAGTCTTGCTTTTC